TTCTATGGACCATATTGGATTTTTGATGTTACACATAGAGTTGATAGTAGAGGGTTCAGTACTAATTTCAAAGGTTCAAGAATACCTAAATACTCTTTACCACAAGTTAATAATTTATTGACAAATGTTAATAAAAAAATATTAGACACATATAAAAAACAAGCGGCAGATAAAAACCCAAAACCTAAAGACAGAGTTGAGGCAGAAAATACATTAAAACAAAATCCAGAACTTAATTTTTATGCCGCACCACAAGACCAATGTACAATAAAACGTAATGAAGTATTTGCATCAACTCCATTCATTGATATTGTTGAAACACCTTTTACAGTACAAGAGTTATCCCAAGTTATTAAACAAGTTGTGACTGACAAAACAATGCGAGCGGTACTAATGGGAATTGCGGCAACAAGGTATGTATCTAAAAGTGCCGGTGTCGGTGTTTGGGATAATGTAAATTATAACCCTTACGAAATTACAACTCAAAATAATTTTGGGGCATTGAACTCAGCAATAAAAGCACAATCCTGCGTACAACTCAAAAGTATACCTGTTCCAATTGCAAACTTTAACAATTTTGTTGAATCAACTGCATTTATTAGTGTAAGACTAAACCCACTACTACCAATGTTAAATGAACTTGTTAATAAAAGTACTGAAACAAACTTGAATCGAAGGCATGGTAAAGCCGCCTTCCAATTTGCATTCACAACATGGGATACAGCGGCAGCATATGGACCACCTGCTTTAACGGCACAACAAATAATTGATTTTGTCGATAATGCTTTCAAAGACGACAAAAATTTGTACGATAGATACGTCAGCATTTACACTAATTTTTACGAGATATTTTAACAAACTCAACTAAACATATATTTATATAAAAATAAAAGACATGGATATTAAATTATTATTAGACAGCTATTTAAACAAAGATACAAGAATTACCAAAAAAGATGCAGGTAATGGGTATCAACAAGTATGTGACTTAGATACTGGTGACTGTTATACTATTAGAATGAAAGATGGTTTGATAGAAAGAGTTGACAACACAATGAAGACCAATAAAACTTTAAGAGTTGAAACACCAACAGGAGTTAAGACATTATTAAACGGATAAATTTTACAAAAATGAGTTTAGATAGAAAAATATTAGAAGAATTAAAAAGGTTCAACCAAATAAATTCTTATATTTTGAGAGAACAAGATGTTCCACCTCCACCACCGGCGGACCCCGCAGCTGCTGACCCAACTGCTGTAGACCCCGCAGCTGCTGACCCCGCAGCCGTAGACCCCGCAGCAGCCGACCCGGCAGCAGCAGGAGCAACAGACCCCGCAGCCGCTGACCCCGCAGCCGCAGGAGCGACTGAAGTTCCTGAACCTGTTGATATAGAAAACGACCCTGACGTTGAAGAAGTAACACCTGAAGATGAAGGTGAAGAAGAAACTGAAGAAATCGATATAACAGATTTAGTTACCACACAACAAGAAATTCAAGCAAAACAAGATGAATTCATGGATGGGATTTTTACAAAACTTGATGACTTAGAGTCTAAGTTATCTCACATGGATGAAATAATGAATAAAATTAATAGTCTCGAAACTAAATTAGAAAAGTATAGACAGAAAAGTCCTGAAGAAAAATTAGAACTACGCTCACTTGATTCTTACCCTTACAACCAAAAACTAACTGATTTTTTTGATGACAAAAAAGGTGAAATGGAAAAGAGTGGAAAAAATGAATATGTTTTAACTTCTGACGAAGTTGAAAACTATTCACCAAATGAAGTTAAAAAAACCTTTAACTTATATGATACAGAAGAAGATTCTGAATAATTTTTGACAGACAAAAGTAAAAATTGAGGGAAGAATTATCTTCCCTTTTTTATTTGACAAACTTTAATTTTCACTTATATTTTATGAAGATAAAAGAGTAAAAATTAAAAATTTATTTATGGCAAATTCAGTATTAGATTCAGTACTAGCACAGTACGAAAAGAACTCAACATCATCGAGTTCACAAAAAACAAACATTTCACAAGAGGACCGACTAAAGAAGTATTTCTCAGCGATTCTACAAAAAAATGAAAAGTCTGCATCACGTAGAATTCGTATTTTACCTACAAAAGATGGTTCATCACCATTTGTTGAAGTATGGTATCACGAAATTCAAGTAAACGGACAATGGGTTAAGTTGTATGACCCTGATAAAAATGACAACGAACGTTCCCCTTTAACTGAAGTTTATAACGAACTTATTTCCACAGGTAAAAAAGAAGACAAAGAATTAGCGTCACAGTATCGTTCACGATTATTTTACATTGTAAAAGTAATTGACCGTGATAACGAACAAGACGGAGTTAAATTTTGGCGTTTCAAACACAACTACAAACAAGAAGGTGTGTTAGACAAAATTCTTCCAATTTGGAAAGCTAAAGGTGACGTAACAGATGCTGAGAAAGGACGAGACTTGATTATCGAACTCACAAAGGCAAAAACACCACAAGGTAAAGAATATACAGTAATCCAAACAATTATGTATGACGACCCACAAGTGTTACATACTGACAAAGGTATCATGGAAGGTTGGTTACAAGACGAACTTACTTGGAATGACGTTTATTCTAAAAAACCTGTTGAATATTTAGAGGCAGTTGCGGTTGGAGAAACTCCAATTTGGAGCTCAGAACTTAAAAAGTTTGTTTACGGTGACGAAGCTGAAATTTCACTCGGGGGTACTAAACAAGAAACACCTCAGGTTGTCGACCCACAAGCTAATGACGAACCATCAGAAGATTTACCATTCTAATTTAAACTAACTACACGGGCTCGGTAAATGGGCCCGTTTTTATTAACTTTTTTAAAACAAAAAAATGGATACATTTATTGCAGAAAAACTCAAAGACGCTCTTGTAAAAAAATATGAATCAGACATTGCTGACGCTGAAGCTCGCTTGTATGTATATTTCACAAACCCTGTAGGTATTGGAGAACACCCACAACACACAGAAGAAATGGATAATTTGGTGGAGCAATTGGCAAACGCAAAAGATAAGTTAGAGACAATCAATAACTTCAAAATTTACGAAATCTAATTATGGCTATTAAAAAGAATGACTTCAGTTCGCTGAAAAAAAAGTTTTCAACCTCGGCAAAATATAAACCACAAAGATTTTTTGATTTAGGTGGTGATTTCTTAGACGCGGTTGGTTTACCAGGTCCTGCCATTGGACACCTTAATATGTTTTTAGGTCACTCCGACACGGGCAAAACCACAGCATTGGTTAAAACCGCAGTTGACGCACAAAAGAAAGGCATTTTACCTGTCTTTATTATTACAGAACAGAAATGGTCCTTTGAACATGCCAAACTCATGGGTTTTGAGTGTGAAGAAGTTGTGGACGAAGAGACAGGTGAAGTTGATTGGGATGGGTTTTTCATCTTTAATAATAACTTTGAGTATATTGAACAGATAACAGATTACATTAATAGTTTGTTAGATGCTCAAGAAAAAGGGGAGTTAGAATATAGTCTTCTTTTCTTGTGGGACTCAGTAGGTTCTGTTCCTTGTAAAATGACTTTTGAAGGAAAGGGGGGAAAACAACATAACGCTTCTGTTTTGGCCGACAAAATTGGAATGGGTATAAATCAGAGAATTTCAGGTTCTCGTAAATCAGACTCTAAGTTTGAAAATACCTTGGTAATTGTAAACCAACCATGGGTTGAATTACCCGACAATCCATTCGGACAACCAAAAATTAAAGCGAAAGGTGGAGAAGCCATTTGGTTGAATTCATCTTTGGTATTCTTATTTGGTAATCAGAAAGGGGCTGGTACAACAAAGATTACCGCAACAAAAGATAAGAGAACAGTTAAGTTTGCTTCAAGAACAAAAGTGTCGGTTATGAAAAACCACATTAACGGTCTCGGTTTTGAAGATGGAAGAATTATTGTGACTCCACACGGTTTTTTACCAGGTAAAGATACAACAGAAGAAAAGGCGTCAATAGAAAAGTATAAGAAAGAGTATGCTGACTATTGGAAAGACATAATCGGAGTTGACGGTGACTTTGATTTGAAAACAGAAAAAGAAGAAGTAGAGTAGTAACAATTAAATTTTAGTAAGTGTCAAAGACATTACTTGTTGACGGAAATAATTTATTGAAAATTGGATTTCACGGTGTTAGAGAATTCTATCACGATGGAAAACACGTCGGAGGTATTTGGCACTTTCTAAATACTCTACGTAAATTTTTAGAAGAGTCTAATTTTGATAAGGTCGTTGTGTTTTGGGATAGTAATACAAGCACTTCTCAAAGGAGAATAATATACCCCAAGTATAAGTTGAACAGAAAAAGTTCAGATAATGAACTTAAAGAAGAATCTTTCAACATTCAAAAACAAAGAGTGAAACAATACCTGGAAGAAATGTTTGTAAGACAGTTAGAAGTTGAACACTCAGAAGCGGATGATTTAATTGCCTATTATTGTAAAATATCAGAAGATGAACAAAAAACAATTTTTTCTTCTGACAGAGATTTAACCCAACTTATATCGGAAAAGGTAACAATTTATTCACCATCTAATAAGGCATATTTTAAATTTGGAGATAAAATCAAACTATATGAAAGTTTGATTCCGCATTACAATGTCAAGACTGTAAAAATACTAACGGGGGACGGTTCAGATAATATTGATGGTATATTTTACTTAGGTGAAAAAACATTACTCAAATTTTTTCCTGAGCTACTTGAAAAAGAAGTTAACTTCACCGATATTTTAACAAGAAGTGAAGAATTACTTAAAGAAAATAAAGATAATACCGCACTTCAAAATCTGTTAAGTGGTAAAACTAAAGAGGGAATATTCGGTTTAGAATTTTTTGAAATTAATCAAAAATTAGTAGATTTGAGTAATCCCTTAATAAATGAGGAAGGTAAAGAATTGGTTCACCTTTATTATTCTGAAAGTTTAGACCCTGACGGTAGAGGTTACAAAAACCTTATTAGAATGATGATGGAGGACGGTTTGTTTAAATTCTTACCCAAAACAGATGATAATTGGACGTATTTTCTAAAACCATTTTTAAAACTAACAAGAAAAGAAAAAACAAAATTTAAAAGAAAAAATTAAAAAATTATGAAAGATTTAAATGACATAACCAAAGTTGAGTTTTTAATTACTTTGAATAATAACTTCGTAGTACAAAGGTTTTTCAACGTAAAAGGATTTAACCCAAACGCTAAGAGTAGTGTTGAGTTAATGGACTATATTAGAACTTTAAAAACTGAGTTGGAAAATAAACTGAGAAACAAGTCAGTGTTTTATATGTTGGAAAATAGATATCAAATTGAAGAAGACCAAACGGTCCTTAATACTTCAAACACAGATGGGCCTGAAGTATTTAACATTATTTTAAAACTCGGAAACGAGACAATTTGTCATACTATTATAGACGCTAAATTATACCCACCAAAGGTTAGATATACCCTAGACGTAAGGCCATCCATAAAAACAATACTTAAAGAGTTAACTGACATTTTTTCATCAAAAAAATTATCTCATAACTATCTAAATTATTCGTTAGTCTAATAGTATTTATTGAAAAATCATATAAATTAAATCACATGTCAGACAAAAAAAACTTTGGATATCTCGGTAATACATTTCAAATACAACTA